GCTAGATCGCAACGCGAGGACGCCGCTCGCCTCAGGCACCAAAAAGAGAATGTGCGGGCGGGGCACCGATCCAGAGAAGTTCACAACACCGCCAGAGACATTGGCGACCTTCCCGCCGTTGCAAACCACAAACGCAGAGACTCATGCCGAAACTCTTTCCAGCAGTTTTGCGAAACGTACGGCACTGAATCCTTTCCGTTGGCGTGGTCCGCTGACCATCTGACGGCTATCGCCAAGATTGAGGCGGCTGTGCTGCGTGGCGAGTTGTTCGCCTTCGCCATGCCCCGTGGGTCTGGCAAGAGCACGCTGTCGATCTGGGCGTGCATCTGGGCAATGCTGTACGGGCACCGCTCTTTCGTAATGCTGGTCGGTGCGGATCAATCCATAGCTTGTCAGATGCTCGACATCGTCAAGGCTCACCTAGAAACAAACGACCTGCTTTTGGAGGATTTCCCAGAGGCGTGCTTTCCGATCCGTGCCCTTGAGCGAATTAGCCAGAGAGCCAAAGGCCAGACGTACCAAGGCGAGCCTACGCAGCTGGAGTGGACCGCAGACCAGATCACCCTAGCATGGATTCCTGGTGCGCCTTCAGCGGGTGCAGCTGTTCGCGTAGCTGGCATTACAGGCCGCATACGAGGTGCGCAGCACATTTGCGCAGACGGAAAAACAGTGAGACCGTCTCTTGTGCTGATCGACGACCCACAGACTGACGAGTCGTCAGCGTCGCCGTCGCAGGTCGCCACCCGTGAACGCATCCTTTCCGGTGCCATCCTCGGGCTCGCCGGGCCGGGCGCGAAGATCGCTGGCTTGGCGACCATCACGGTCATTCGTCCCGACGACCTGGCTGACCGGCTGCTGGACCGCATGCGGCACCCGTCGTGGCAAGGCGAGCGTACGAAGTTGATCTACGAGTGGCCGACGGCGGATGAACTGTGGGGCCAGTATTCCGAGATGCGTCGAGAGGGGCAGCGTAGCGGTGAAGGCACTGCGGCGGCTGACGCCTTCTATCGGGCGAATCAGGCGACGATGGACGCCGGGTCTCGGGTGGCGTGGCCGGAACGGAAGCACGACGACGAACTGACGGCGATACAGCATGCGTGGAATCTACGGATTGACCGTGGCGAGAGTGCGTTCCAAGCGGAGTACCAAAACGCACCGCTGGCGGATGACATCTCGTCCGAGAAACTCGACAAGCGGGCGCTCGCCGCTCGTGCGTTGACGCTCTCGCGTGGGACTGTCCCACTTTCCCACCAGACACTCACGGCGTTCATCGACGTGCAGGACAAACTTCTTTACTGGCTGGTCGCATCGTGGGGCGATTCGTTCGGCGGTCACGTCGTGGCATACGGCACCTATCCCGACCAAGCGTCTACGTTCTTCGAGGCGAAGAACGCCAAGAAGACTTTGGCACTTTCTGCCAAGGGTGCCGGGTTCGAGGCGGCGCTGTCGGCTGGCTTGGAGTCGCTGACGCAGATTCTTCTCGGCAAGGATTGGATGCGTGAAGACGGCGTCGCCATGCGAGTGCGTCAGGTGCTCGTTGACGCCAACTGGGGGCAGTCCACTGAGACGGTGCGGACGTTCTGCCGTCGTTCGACGTTTGCGGCGATGTTGTTGCCATCTCACGGCAAGGGCATTGGTGCCAGCGGTGGCAGCTTGACCGAGAAGAAGGGGCGAGGCGAGAAGATCGGGCTGAACTGGGTCATGCGGCAGACGGCGACGAATCAACGCTACGGCGTCTACGACACGAACTTCTGGAAGACGTTCAGCGCGGCTCGGCTGCGGCTGGCGATGGGCGACCCAGAGGCGATCACGCTGCACGCCGGCGAGCACGACATGCTCATCGAGCACCTGACCAGCGAATACCCGGTTCGCACTGAGGCACGCGGGCGAGTCGTTGACGAATGGAAGCTAGACAACCGCCGCGAGAATCACTGGTGGGACTGTCTCGTTGGGTCTGCGGTGGCGGCGTCGATTGCCGGCGTGCAGCCCGTGGCGACTGAGGCGGGTGGACGCCAGCGGAAAAAGGTGACAATCCCGACGAATTCAAACGGGAAAAAGATCATTCAGGTAAAGCGTCTCAAATGAACCAGATCACACTCACCACCATTGACGGGCTTGACCCTCGTGACATGCTGGCGATCCGCTCCAGGCTGACGAAGCCGTCGAGCGAGTTTCAGCTTGAGGTTGCTCAGGTGCTTGAGGGTGACGCAAGCAGTTGCACGCCGGTCGCCGTCTGGCACGCTGACGGTGCGATGCTGGCTTGGGCGTGCTCGCACGTATGGCGTGGCATGCAGACGCTTGAGCAGTACGTCGAGGAACGCTATCGGCAGACCGGCAAGGCGACGGCACTCACTGCGTTCCTTCTGTCGGCTGGCGTGATTGACGCAGCCAAGCCGCTTGCGGTGTTCTCGCCGTTCACGGCAGACATCGCCCGCAAGCTAGGCGTGGCAGACGTCGTGCTCTTCGAGCGTCGCGGCTCTGAATGGGCCGAAGTCTGACGGCATACCCGGTCTGTGATTGCCGGTGCTTCCCGTAGCGTCTGACGCATGAGCGACGAACTACGCGCAAAGATTGCCGAGACGGCATCCGGTCCCAAGCGGGTCCGCACCGACGCAGGCGAAGTCGAGGCACAGGATGTCGCCTCAATGATTGAGGCTGACAAGTACCTCGCGGCGAAGGCTGCGAGTACGGGCAGCAACACGCGGCGTGGACTGCGGTTCAACAAGCTCACGCCTCCAGGGACGATCTAGTGGGACTGTTGGGCAACCTGTTCACGCGAGGCAACAGGCCGCAGCCGGCGGCGGTGCCGGTGCGTGTCCGTGCAAAGTTTGACGCTGCCGAGAGGGGCGACGACTACCGCCACTGGTCAGCCGCTGACGCCTTCGCTGCCGATACCGCACTGTCTCCTGAGAAGCGGCGCACGATGCGGAACCGCGCTCGCTACGAGCGAACCAGCAACTCATACCTCGCCGGGATGTCGGCGACACTCGCTAACGACCTTGTCGGCACCGGGCCACGGCTGCAACTACTTGACGATTCCGAGTCTGCCCGCGTTGCCGAGAAGGCGTTTTTTAACTGGACGTGGCAGGTCGATCTAGCCGCCAAGCTCCGCACAATGCGTGAGGCTCTCGTCGTTGACGGCGAAGCGTTCGCCATGATGATCACCAACCCTCGCCTCCCTGGCGTGCAGCTTGACGTGCGGCTGGTCGAGGCAGAGATGGTGAGCGAGCCGGTCAACCCGGTGAGCCCAAGCGTTTCGCCGGATGGCTCGACCGTCGATGGTCTGGAGTTTGACGCAATCGGCAACGTCGTTGCGTACCGGGTGCTGAACTACCACCCCGGCGCAAACTTCAGGATCAACGCTCTTGAGTACCAGCGTGTGCCGGCAGCGCAGATTGTGCATTGGTTCCGCCCTCTGCGGCCCGGCCAGCATCGCGGGCTTCCCGAGGTGGCGCCGGCGTTGAAGCTCTTTGCACAGCTTCGCCGCTACACCGAGGCTGTCTGTGCTGCCGCCGAGACTGCTGCCGACTTCGCTGGATTCCTGCGGACGAACTCGCCTGCCGCCGAGGTGGACGAGGTCGAAGCGTTTGCTGAGATGCCCATCGAAAAAAGAACGATGGTCACGCTGCCAGACGGCTGGACTTTCGAGCAACTCAAGGCAGAGCAGCCGACATCCACGTACGCGATGTTTAAGCGTGAGATTCTGAACGAGATCGGTCGCTGCTTGCAGCTGCCTTTCAATATCGCTGCGTTGGATTCGTCGTCGTACAACTACGCAAGCGGTCGCATGGATCACCAAGTCTATGCGACTACGCAGAAAATCATGCGTGACGATCTTGAGCGTGTGATGCTCGACCGTCTGCTTGCCGCTTGGGTGAACGAAGCCGCGCTGGCTGGCGTGCTTCCCGATGGACTGCCGCCGTTCTCGGAATGGGAATGGTCGTGGCAGTGGGACGGCAAGGAACACGTTGACCCGTCCAAGGAAGCCAACGCGGCAGAGACTCGGCTCCGCACGCACACGACAACGCTGGCGACTGAATACGCCAAGCAAGGCAAGCAGTGGGATGTCGAACTGCGTCAGCGTGCCGCCGAGGTGGCGCTGATGAAGGAACTCAACCTCTTCGTTGACTTCACGCCGGAAACGAACTACGGCGGAACGCTCGACGAGAACGGCGAACCAATGGGAGCCAAAGAGTGAACGCAATCAAGTTGGATTCTGGCGTCACGTTTCTGCAAGCCGCCGACGGCGAATCGGCACCGGCTGGCAAGAAGTTCAGGATCGTCGCCTACACGGGTGCTCCTATCCGTCAGGGCTGGAGCCGCGAGCCTGTCGTGATCGACATGGCTGGCATGCAGCTGCCGGCGACTGTGCCCGTGGTGGTCGGTCACGACTACGCACTTGGTTCCATCGTCGGGCAGGGTCGCCCGTTTATCGAAGCCGGGCAGATCATCGTTGAAGGCGAGATCCTGGCCGACAACGAGAACGCACGTCAGGTCGCCGCTCTTGGTGCCGCTGGCTACCAGTTTCAGGCGAGCGTTGGTGCTGATGTCAGGCGGCACCAGAAGATTGACGCTGAAGGCGTCACCACCGTCAACGGCACTGCCCACATCGGGCCAGTGCGAGTCGTCAAAGCCTCATCGCTGCGTGAGGTTTCGTTTGTCACCTTGGGCGCTGATGCAGCTACCAGCGTCGCCATTGCCGCCGAAGAGGTGGCAGAGGAGTCAGTCATGGCGGACCACGCCAGCGAGAAGCCTGCCGACGTCGTCGAGACGCCGGTGGAAGTCACGGCGAGCGTCGCCGTGGTGGCCGAGAACGAAGTCAAGCAGGACGCCAACGAGGCTCTCCTGGCTCGGCTCGCAACCTACGAAAAGAAAGTTTCCGACATGGAAAAGCTGATCGCCACCCGCGACGAGCGTCCTGCGGCTCCTGCCGTTCACATGGCGCAGCCGACCGCTCGCACGCCCGAAGTCATCGAGGCAGCGTTCGCCCTCCAAGGCGGCCTGCCGAATGTCGAGAAGCAGTACGACGCCAAGACCCTCGAAGCCGCTGGCAAGATCCAGCGGACCACGAGCCTCGGCGAAGTGCTGCTCTCGGCTGCTGAGGAAGGCGGCTACGTCGGTCCTCGCCGTGTGTCGGCTGCAACGCTGCGTCCGATCCTCGCTGCTGCGTGGGCGACCCACAGCATCAGCGGCATCCTGTCGAGCACCGTGAACAAGTTCCTCCTCGCTGGCTTCAACGGCGTTGAGAGCTCGTGGCGGTCGATCTCGTCTGTGCGAAGCGTGAACGATTTCCGCAGTGTCACGAGCTACCGGCTCAACGGCGGGATGAAGTTCCAGAAGGTCGCCAACGGCGGCGAGATCAAGAACTCTGGCTTCAGCGATGAGAGCCGGACGATCTCGGCGGAGACCTACGGCATCATGACCAGCGTCACTCGCACTGACCTGATCAACGATGACCTCGGTGCCCTGACTGCCGCGCCTCAGCGGTTGGGTCGTGGCGGCGCTCTTGCTCTGAACGATCTGTTCTGGGCTTCGTTCCAAGACGATTCGACGTTCTTCACCACGGGTCGTGGCAACAAGAAGAACACCGCCGGTGCTCTCTCCCTCGCGAACCTCAAGGCCATTGCCACGATGTTCCGCAAGCTGAAAGACCCGGACGGCAACCCGGTTGCTGTCGATCCCCGCGTGCTGCTCGTTCCGGCTGATCTGGAACTCGCTGCGGCTGAGATCATGGGCTCGTCGCTCTTGGTCGGCGGTTCGTCCGCTGCCCCGGATCGCAACGTGCTCGCCGGTCGGTATCAGGTCGTCTCGACAAGCTACCTGTCGAGTGCCGAGGACTACTACCTGCTTGCGTCTCCGGCTGATCTGCCGGTGATGGAAGTGGCTTTCCTCAACGGCGTCCAGTCCCCCATCGTTGAGACGGCGGAAGCCAATTTCAACGTCTTGGGTGTCGA